GCTGGTAACCTGACTTCTTCGGCCATGACAGGTAGCAACCCAGCAATCTTGAACGATGCTTCGCCGGGTACTTATTTGTCGCCAACAGGTATGACTACTGCTCAAGGTGAAGCTTTGGGTGATAGTTCTACTAATGCTTTCGCAGAGATGGCTTTCTCAATTGAGAAGTCAACTGTTACTGCCGTTTCCCGTGCTCTGAAAGCTGAGTACACAATGGAACTGGCTCAGGACATGAAGGCAATCCATGGTTTAGACGCAGAGACAGAACTTTCAAACATTCTGAGTTCTGAAATTCTTGCTGAAATCAACCGTGAAGTAGTTCGTTCTCTGTACATCACCGCTGTTGCTGGTGCTCAGATTAATACTTCAACTGCTGGTATTTTTGACTTGGATACAGACTCTAACGGACGTTGGAGTGTTGAGAAATTCAAAGGTCTAATGTTCGCTATTGAGCGTGACGCCAATGCAGTTGGTCAGCAAACTCGTCGTGGCAAGGGCAACATGCTCATCTGCTCCGCTGATGTTGCTTCTGCTCTTCAGATGGCTGGTGTTCTAGATTACACCCCAGCCCTAAACAACAACTTGAATGTTGACGATACAACCACCACATTCGCTGGTGTAATGAATGGTCGCTTTAAGGTGTATGTTGATCCATATGCAGCCAATGTTACGGCAAAACAGTATTACATCTGTGGTTATAAGGGTACTTCTCCTTATGACGCAGGGTTCTTCTATTGCCCATACGTTCCATTGCAGATGGTTCGTGCGGTTGGTGAAAATACCTTCCAGCCCAAGATTGGTTTCAAAACCCGTTATGGTATGGCTGCTAATCCTTTCGCAGCTGCTGGTGCGGTTGCTGCTGGTGATACGGTTAATACCGATGCATCGCTAGACGCAAATACTAATGCCTGGTATCGCAGGGTACAGGTTACTAACTTGATGTAAAATCAAGAGTATAGTAGAGTAAAATTTGGGAGTGTCTTCGGGCACTCCCTTTTTTTATTATAAATAGTATCATGGCAACATCACAATCACCTATGGCAAGACAGCCTGAACAGTTAGATTACGCAAGTCCAACTCAATTTCGCTTTGGTATTCATCAATTACCGAAAGTAGAATTTTTTACGGTTACTGCAAATCTTCCTGGCATTTCAGTTCCAACTGCTACTATGCCTACCCCATATAAAGACATTTCTATTATGGGAGAAAAAACAGAATTTGAAGATCTTACAATATCTTTTATTGTAGATGAGTATCTGGAAAATTATATTTCATTACATAATTGGATGACAGGCATTGGATTTCCTCAAGACAGGGCACAATTTTCTACATATAGAGATGTAACTTCAAACACTCCAGCTGATGGTGGAACACCATCAGTAGACCAAATTGGTTTAGCAACTCCTGATAAATCAATGTATTCTGATGCATTTCTTATGATACTTTCCAATAAAAATAATCCCATTATAGAAGTAAATTTTCATAATGTATTTCCAACATCTTTAAGTGCATTAGATTTTTCACAAGATGCAACAGACGTAGAATACTTAACTGCATCAGCTGAATTCTCATATCAAGTGTATGAAATCAATACATTATAAATATGTTTGAGCAGATACGATATACTTTAACAAATATATCAAATTTAAGACTTGTAAATAGTCAATATAAAAAGAGAGAGAAGATCATACTCTGCTCACCTTTGAAAGCTATATAATGAACTTAGACGAATTAAAAGCAGAAGCCAGACAAGACTTACCCATTCTTGACCATGAGCATATGGACCAAGAGTCATATAAAAATCAAGTTATAAAACCAAAATGGTTAGGATACAAAACCAATTTTGAGCAGCTTCTCATTCTTAGAAAATCTGAACACCAAAAACTGTTTCGTGAGAAATGGGAATATTATGGTGGCAAAGCAGATGCTAAAGTTTATGTCGCAAAACCATTTGACTTCAAAGTTTTAAAAAGTGACCTCCACATGTTTATACAATCTGATGATGAGATATTGGAATTGCAAAATAAAATAGCGTATTACGAACTTATCATAAAATACATCGAAGGGGTTATTAAATCAATTGACAATCGTGGATGGGATATTCGCCATGCACAGGATTGGAAAAAGTTCGAAGCTGGTATGATATGAAATGCAAATTGAAAAAAAGAATGAAGTATATTTAATTCTAAAAGACTTAGAGCCGTCAACTTCACAAGAGCTCTCATCCTTCTTCACCTTTGAAGTCCCCGGTGCAAAATTTATGCCCATGTATCGTAATCGTATGTGGGATGGTAAGATACGGTTGTTCAGTCCAGGCTCCGGTGAGATATATGTAGGACTACTCCCGTACATAAAGAAGTTTTGTGATAGAAATAATGTTGACTATATAATAGGAGAAGGAGTTGAAGATGATAGGGATGTTGTACGTGAAGTTGTTAAAGGGTTTGTCAAATCGCTCAAACCAAAATCTAAAGGAAAGTCACTTAAAATTCGTGACTACCAAATTGATGCTGTACACCATGCCATTGCCAGAAATCGTGCTCTTCTTGTTTCTCCTACTGCTAGTGGTAAGTCATTAATAATATATGCACTAGTCCGTTATTATCATATGATGGGCTTGAAAACTTTGATACTTGTTCCTACCACCTCTCTTGTGGAACAGATGTACACTGATTTTGAAGACTATGGATGGAGTTCCGGTACATACTGTCAAAAAATATATCAGGGGCATGACAGAAAAGTTACCAGAGATGTTGTGATATCAACCTGGCAATCCATCTACAAAATGCCGAAGAAATATTTTGAACAGTTCGGTTGTATAATTGGTGATGAGGCTCATCTATTCAAAGCAAAGTCTCTCACAGGTATAATGACTAAGTTGCACCAATGTAAGTACAGGTTCGGTCTTACAGGGACGCTGGACGGTACTCAGACGCATCAACTTGTACTAGAGGGGTTATTTGGTGCAGTTGAAAATATAATAACAACAAAGAAGTTGATAGACAGCAAAACTCTGGCTGACCTGAAAATCAAATGCATAATTCTAAAACACCCAAATATAAGAGAGAAAATGGCGTATGCAGAAGAGTTGCAATATCTTGTTGGGAATGAAAATAGAAATAAGTTTATACAGGATTTGCTGCTACATATAGATGGGAACACTCTTTGCTTATTTCAGTTAGTAGAGAAACACGGTCAAATATTATATGACCAAGTAAAAGATGCAGTGAAGGACCGTAAGGTATTTTTTGTTTATGGAGGAACAGATGCAAGAACACGAGAAGATATTAGAAGTATTGTTGAAAAGGAAAAAAAGTCAATTATTATTGCGAGCTACGGTACTTTTAGTACTGGTATTAATATTAGGAATATCAACAATATCGTGCTCGCCTCTCCATCCAAATCTAAGATTAGGGTGTTGCAATCCATCGGCCGAGGTTTGCGTCTTAGCGAAAGCAAGTCTTCCATTCTAGTGTTTGATATTGCTGATGATATGACATATAAAAGAGTGCGTAATTTTACACTTATTCACTTTATGGAAAGAATAAATATCTATGCCGAACAACAATTTGTATATGAGATAAGTAAGGTAAATCTAAAATGAATGCACCAATATCACATAAAATCATGAAACTCACAAATGGTGAAGAAATTGTTTGTCAAATAGACGATAAGATTGTCAACGATGAATATCAACTAAACTATCCTCTTAAAATTGATGTTCGGCCACAGATGACTAAAAAGGGTGTTGTGGAAGCATTAAACCTTAGTCGTTGGGTTGGTTCATATACAAGCCAATCTTTGTTTTCGGTAAAAACTGAACATGTTCTGTTAGTCGCAGAAGCTTCGGAGGGATTGTGTAGATATTATGATCATGTGGTAGAAGAGATAAAGCGAATTGAAAATAAGGCCATCACCAAAGCTATATCTATAAATGATTACCTAGATGATATTGACGATGAAGATGTATATGATGAACTGTTGGATAAATCGTTATCTAGTGATGATACAATTCATTAAAAAGTCTACATAGCCATTTATGCATAGTTTTTTGATTTGTCAACCCCCTTTTGGTACTTGACATTATTGTTTCTATAGTATATACTGTAATAATGTTTGGTGATATAAGGAGCGATTATGAAAAAGAAATCCAAAGGCGTACATTATGTTGATAACAAAAAGTTTCTTGAAGCTATGGTTGTATTCAAGGACAAATGTAAACTTGCAGAAGAGGCAGGGAAAGAACAACCGGCAGTATCAAATTATATCGGGGAGTGTTTTTTAAAGATTGCAACACATCTTTCTTTCCGACCTAATTTTATTAATTATACATATAGAGATGATATGATATCTGATGGCATTGAAAACTGTTTACAATATGTTTCAAACTTCAATCCAGAAAAATCAAAGAACCCATTTGCTTACTTTACGCAAATTATCTATTATGCATTTCTTCGGAGGATTGCAAAAGAGAAGAAGCAAACTCATGTCAGGAATAAAATGATAGAAAATTTTCAATATGAGGCTTGGACAACAATGGAGGGTGACGATGCATCAACATATCATGTTTCTGGATTTGATCCAACTATAATGCTTCCAGATGAAGATGTATATAAGCCGAAAAAGAAAGTGGTGCTCAAGACCAAAGGGTTAGAAAAATTTATGGAAGAAGAAACTTAATTTGCAGATAGCAATTATTACTGATACGCATTTCGGTGCAAGAAATGATAACTTAAATTTTAATGAATATTTTTACAAGTTCTATGAAAACATTTTCTTTCCCACTTTGAAAGAACGAGGGATTACAACATGCATTCATTTAGGTGATGTTGTAGACCGCCGTAAGTATATAAGTTATCGTATTGCATACGATTTCCGTAGCCGTTTCATCT